AAGTTGAACGTGCGACCGCCACCGGAGTCAACGAGAGTGGGAACCCACGTTGACGGAGCCGTATCAATCGGAAGATTGCCGTACAACTCGTCAAAGTTGGCGTTGGCTTTGATCCACGACCCACGGAGCGTGTCTCCGTTGTTGTCGTTTGCGGTTGATCCAACGTTGATGACTTGTTGCGACATAATTAGTCTTTCGGCAATGCGTACCAACCCTCCGCGAGCGTTATACGGTTCTTGGAGCGCACAGAAACACCGTCCACACCTTTGACCCAGACTCGCGCTTTGACGCTCTCAGCAAGCCTTACCGGCTCACCGTTGGGGACGTAAACAACGCGAGTGCCGCAGCCACAACTACCCACCAGCACGGTCAATGCGATCCAGAAGCTTTTGCTTAAGCTCTTTGTCTGGTTTTGCATCTTCAGCGGTAGGTGGGGTTTTAGCCAGACCAGTCAACCACTTCAAAACAGCGGTGACTATCTGCTCGATGATGTTCACTCGGACTTTTTCTTGTCTGCGTCCTTCGCAGCGATCAACCCGAATCCAACGGTTACCGCAGCAATGGTGGCAGCAAGATCAATGTTAGTCGTCGGGTCTCCGTCAAAGAGAGCTTTGATGGCTCCACCGACAGCAACCATGATTGCACCAACACCAGCAAGAGTAGTTTTCCAGTTCATTTCTTTAGAGCTTTCCAGAGTCCAATTGCAGCAGCGATAAAAGCCAACACAGCGGCCCCAAGTTGGAACCACTGTGTCAGTTGCGGGATGAATGAAACCGCACCAGCAGCGGCAGCGGTTGCTAGAGAGACTCCAACTCCATTGCTGCTGTTGGTATCGGTTTGCATTACTCGGATTTAGGTTGAGCGGCTTGCTTGATCTTTTCAACGATGGGCAAAGCGACGGCAGCATTGGCAAGACCGCCAGCCTTCACCGCAATGTCCAAGAGTTGAATGATGTTGTTGGCTTCTTGTTCGTTGAGCTTGAGCGTAATTTCCATATTAGGCGACGACAGCTTCAACGACAGCGGGACTCTCCGCAACCAAAACCGGCACCTTCTGCTCAACGAGCGGCGGGACGATTTCCACCGGAGGATTCCACGGCAGCGGCAGAGCGATGATCGGCGGGTTGATCTGGTCGTTGATCTGCTGCGTCACGTTCGCTTCGATGGCCGCTTGATCGACGCCATTCGCGAAGCACCAGCTCAAGACTTGAGCTTCGGTCAGATCCTCGTAAGGCGTGAACTTACCAGACGGCGGAGCGAAGCTGGTCGATCCGTAGCAAGTGCCGCTGTACTGATCCTGCGAGCCGTTGCAACGCCAATCGGCGGTGATGACGACATCGGTGTGAGTGCCTTCGGTCGGTTTGACCAACAGGCGTTCGATGATCCAAGAGAGGGTAATCATGGGATTAGGCGAGAGTGATGTTGGCGACTCGGGTCGTGCCATCGGATCCGCGATAGCTGAAGCGGAGGTTGGTGTTGCTGGTAGCGTTGACGGTGAGATTGCCGTTGGTTACGAGGGTTGGGGGAGTTGCAGAAGGACTCCAGATAAGATTACCAGCAGAATCGAGCGTCATCGAAGCCGTCGAGAAACCAGCAATGGTATTGCCAGCCGTTCCAGCGACACCAATGTACCACAAATGCGCCCCACTTCCTCCATCAACTTGATAGCGAGCGGCAGCACTTGACGTTGCCAGCTTGTAAACCCAAGTGCCGCCAGAATTGCGGAAACCGTTGGAAACAATGTCGATTGTGTTGTTCGTCGACGTGCGGCCAGAAATCGAACCATTCTGACCGATATCAAGGGCGTTGTAGGTGGCATTCCACGCACTCGGCGTAACCCCCACGCCGACGTTGCCGGAGGTGTCCAAAGTCATCCGAACAGCGCCGTTATTGAACAGCAACGGAACTCCAAGATATCCAACTTCAACCTTTGTGGCATCAGCGTACAGATATCCGGTGTCGGTGCTTCCAACCCGCAAACCGAACATCGCGCTGGAGCTTCCTCCTGCAACCGCAAGTCCACGGCCAGCAGCACCATAGCTAGTCGCAGTCGTACCAATCAACAGCCCCGTGGAGTTCAGGGTCATGGCGGTGCCAGCGCCTCCGCCGACGTTGGACCATGTGGCTACGCCGTCTTGAGCGATTCGGTATCGTTCACCGAGCGTTGTGTCACCAACGGCTGCTCTCGTAAAAAACGCAAGAGCCGATGTTCCGTTTTGCAAACCATTTGTCAGCAACGATTTGATGGCAACCTGACCGAAATTTCCATTTGAGCAAATTGATCCAAAAACCAGCATTCCGCCATTGTTAGCGACAGTTTGTGAATCAATAAGCGACAAAGCAGAACCGTCGCCAGTCACAGTCGGCGTAACAGTGGCTTGTCCAGCACCCTGTACATGTAACGCATTCAACGGCGTTGCCGTCCCAACACCCACCCGATTGTTCGCCGAATCAACCTTCAGCGTACTCGTATCCACCGTCAGATCGCCGGTGATGGTGGCGGAGGCGAGGGTGGCGGATGGCGAACAAGCGAGGATGTTGTTGATGCTGATTCGCTTGGTCGTACCGGATGCCGCCATCGACGTATCAGAAACGTCGACAATCGGCATCATGTCGTTTGCGGGGTCGGCGGCAGTCAATGCCGTCAGTGCTGTGATTTTAGAGTCTGCCATAGGTCAGTTGGATTGGATTTGAAGTTTGAAATTGTCCTCCTGAAGAACAAAGTCGTTGTTCTCCAAGTCAAGATGATCGGCAGTTCCGAATGTGATGACGAGTTTTCCGCTGCCGTCTTCTTGCAGCACAAAGAAATCGTCCTCTTGCAGAACATCACGGCGAAGCACCGGCGCGTCAGTGCCACCGGCTTGACCGGCGAACAACCGATTGAGTGCTATGCCGAGCGAGATCATTAGGCGCGAGCGTTAAACGCCACCACAGAGCCGCTGGAGATCTGGAAGCCGGTGATGTTGCCCACCAGTGGGAAACCAGCCGGAATCGTCTTGGAGGTCCAAGTGCCGGCAATGCGGTTGCCGGTGATCGACGTGAAAACAGTCGGCTCGGTCGGGATCAAGCCAGACCATGCGCCGGTTTGCGCTGCGGTAGTGGTGAACAGCTCAAAGCCTTCTCGGCCCATGCTGTATTCTGTAGAGATGTCTGCTTGAACGGCCATGTTTTGTCTTGGTTAGAGGGGAGGCCACCGGAGATTTCCAGCAGCCTCCCCAATATTAGGTTAACCTTTACGAACTTTCGGTGCTAAGGCTCCCTGTATCCACAGGACGAGCTTGCCTCCTTCGGGAACAGAAGCAGTGTTGAAGTTGTCGCGTTGGAGAGCCGCATCAACTTCGGGACCAGAGACAAGCTTAGTCTTGCCGTTCTTGTCCACTGCAACAGTAGTAGCGATACGCATATCCTTAAGGATTAAGCGGTCACCAGAACTTCAGCTTGAGTGGCATCACCCACACCAGCACCAAACATGATGTCATAGCTCGCGTAATGGCTGCGAGTGGATCGGCTGTACCAGACCGACAGGAGCGCGGACAGACCGTTGGCAGTCGTCACAACACGCTGCTCGATGAACTCACCAGCGATCATTCCAACCGGCAAACCGGAGGCAATCGCGATAGCGTCAGGACCGCAGACGAAGCCCACAGTGTTAGCAACCGCGCTGGTCCAGCGGTTGTTCTCAGCGATCAAATCAAAGCCAAACTTGCCGTTCGCCAGAGCAGCGAAACGACCATCAGGGAAGGTGTTAGCAGCGGCAGAGAACTGCAAGCGAGCCAGATGTCCGCCATCCAAGATCAAGCTCTTGCTGCGGTAGTTCTTAGCGAGAGCCAAGATTGCAGGGAGGTCGCTGGTGTCGAAGTTGGCAGCGGTTCCGATGGTAACCGGCGAATCGTAGTTGCCAGCGATCATCAGCGCGGTGACGACATCCGAAATGCCGTTAGCGAAGAGGTCAGCGGACCCCTGAGCGAGATCGGCAAGCTGGAAACCCTGATTGAGTTCCTGCTGGGTCAGCGAAAAGCTCTTGGTAATCTGGTTAACCGAGACGGTCGTCGCAGCGAGAGTGCTGTCATCGTTCGTCTCGAAGTTGCTGGTGTTGGTCTGAGCAACAGAACCAGTGGTGAAACGCTTCACGCGAACGGTAGCGCGGGGGCGGAGGTTATCCAGACCCACGTTTCGGCTGAAACCGTCGAGCATCGCCAACTTGTTGGTGGCAATGGTGATAACAGCGTCAGCGAGATAATCAACAACCAGCGTCGATGTGAAGGTGTTGGTGTTCTGCGGAGCGTGGATACTGTTCTGGCGAATCAGTTCGCTGTGGTTCTCAATCAGGAACTTGCGACGCTCAGCACCGGCTTTGAACGACTTGTGCTGCTCAAGCAACGGGTTACCGAGGTTCTGGATCACGGGGCGCACCGGCTCGGGAGCAGGGGCGGCGGCAGGGGCCTTCAGCGAAGCTTCCAGAGCGGAGAGCTTAGCCATAATGGTAGCAAGATCGACGGAAGCAGCAGGAGCCGCAGCCGCCACAGGAGTAGTGTCAGACATGGTTGTGTCGGTGTTGTTGTTGTGTGGTTGCGGCGTGTTGGTCACGCCATTTTCGCTGACAGCGTTGTTGCTATCCGCAGAAATCTTGTCTTCTGGTTCAGAGAGTTCATCGTCCTCTTCCATT